TCCTAATTGCACTTATGTAGTTAGTTTAGATCCAAGCACAGGCACAGGCGGCGATGCCGCTGGCATACAAGTTGTAGAGTTACCAACATTAACACAGGTAGCAGAATGGCAACATAATAAAACACCAGTAGAAGGCCAAATGCGTACTATGATGGATATACTACAGTACCTAAAAGAATTACAAGTAGCACAAATATACTGGAGTGTTGAAAGTAATGCAGTTGGTGAAGCGGCTCTGGTTGTTATCAGAGACACAGGTGAGGAAAACTTCCCAGGTGAAATGCTACACGAACCAAAGAAAGTATCAGGAAAGAAAGGCAGACGTGGTTTTTATACCAGTCACAAGTCTAAAGTAGAATCATGTTTATCACTAAAACGTTTAGTTGAACATGATAAAATTACACTTCAAAGTAAACCCCTAATGTCAGAGTTAAAAAACTTTGTTGCAAAAGGTAATAGTTTTGCCGCTAAAGTAGGCGAACATGATGACCTCGTAATGAGTCTTGTATTAGCAGTACGTATGATTGATTATATAGCAACATTTGAAGATGAAGTGTATGAACGTGTAAACTCTAATCTCACCAATGATGTGCTATCAGAGTACAGCGAAGAAGATGAATGGGACGGACCAATGCCAATAGATCTTCTGTAAGTGATAAATAGTTGTACTAAAGGAGATAACAGCAATGGCAGTTAACGCAGATGCAGTAGGAGAAAAAATCTTTAACCTTATGAAAGGCTTCGGTCTTGAGGTTAAAAGTTTTAGTGCCGAAGGCAAAATTACAATCGATCCACGGGACGCAACACGATTTGTAGTAGCGGATCCTAACATGATTGTGCGTTATGACAAGCCTAATCAAACAATTCAGTTTGCTACAAGTACACCACAAGAATCAGAGCAATTACGTACTATGTTAAAAGACTTAGCAACTGACAATTTACAAAACTTTGACTTTAAAGTGTTTGATAGAAGATTAGAACCTAAATCAGAGATGATTGATATCGCACAAAAGCAGGAGAAAGATATGGCAGATGTATTAGAAGGATTTGGTGCAATGACTGGCAGTACTAAAACCAGTTACCAAGGACTTGATAATGTCAAAATCGTTGTGAGACACAAGAAAGCAGTTAACGAAGAAGTTCGTGGAGCAAGAAGCAGAAATATCCACAGCATCTTTATACAACGTGGTGACGAAAGATTTAAAATGGCTGAAAACAATTTGAAAGCCGCAAGAGCAATGGCACGCCATATACAGAAAGGCGGAGAAATGCATGACACAGTAGGCGAGAGCATTACTGAAATGGCCGCTGAACATAGAACATTAAAAGAGTTTGTTCGTTATGTTAAGAAGGGCGGGTTGGTAAATGAAACCAACGAAGAGTATGTAAACATTGCTGTTGAAAATATTAACAGTATCAATGACACATTACAGAAACTTGCAGGTGCTAAAACTTATGCAAATACATCTGAGAGCGTTATTGGTAGAAGCCATATAGAAGTACTTGAAGATGATATTGACTTAGAAGCAAAATTCACAGAAACACATTTTGATGATAGAGTAGCAAATGCTATGTCAAGTATCAAAAGTGCTATGTCAAGAAGATCACAGTTTGAAGAAAGTATTACATTAGCAGTACAAAATGAAAAGTTTGATAACCTCAAGAACTTGTTGTCAGAAGATGACGGTGTTGAATTTATTTCACCAGCGGCAAAACTCAGTCACCAAGTATCACAAATGAGCCAATCATCTACTAACCCAATGTTAGGTACTTACTTGAACGGCATCAGTAAAAAGATTGGTGGTGGAGCAGGACTTAATCAACACGAGTATGCAACTATTAAGAGTTGTCTACTAAGTGCTAACCAACCACAAATTAAAGCAGTAGCAGAAGATCACAGTGCTAAGTTTGAAGCATATATGGAATCATTAGATATCCTATAAGTTACTGATTTAAAATAACAAACCAAATAAAACCCGCTATATGCGGGTTTTTTGATAAATAAAACTGTTAGAAGGAGTTAACTCCACAAACAAAGTTTTTTTTGAAAAAATGTAAAAAAACGGTTGACAAATTCTATCTTGGCATATATAATAAACCAGTAATCATATGATTACGAACATGGCAAACATGGCAATTACAGGAGAAACATCATGGCCTCATTAGCAGAAATCAGAGCAAAGCTCTCATCAATGGAAACCAAACCCGGTTCCAAAAATAACTCACAAAGCGACAACGCAATATATCCACACTGGAATATCGACGAAGGTACCTCAGCAGTATTGAGATTCTTACCAGACTCAGATCCAGATAACACATTCTTTTGGGTAGAACGTCAAATGATTCGTTTGACTTTCCCAGGTGTGAAAGGTGGAGAAAACAAACCAGTTACAGTACAAGTACCTTGCGGTGAAATGTACGGCGATTCGTGTCCAGTACTAACTGAAGTACGTCCTTGGTTCAAAGACGCATCTTTAGAAGATATGGGCAGAAAGTATTGGAAAAAACGTTCATACATTTTCCAAGGATTTGTATCTGAGAATCCTCTCAACGAGGAGTCACCAGAAAACCCAATTAGACGTTTTGTGATTTCACCACAGATCTTCAACATTATTAAATCAGCACTTATGGATCCAGATATGGAAAACATTCCTACTGATTATGTTGCAGGTACAGACTTTAGAGTCACAAAAACAACCAAAGGGCAATACGCAGACTACAGTACATCAAAATGGGCTCGTAAAGAGAGTGCATTAGATGAAGTACAACTTGCGGCAGTAGACACTAATGGTTTACACAACTTAGCAGACTTTTTGCCTGCAAAACCAACTGCAGAAGGATACCAAGCAATTACAGAAATGTTTGCGGCATCAGTAGATGGTGAGTTGTATGATCCAGAGCGTTGGGGTAACTTTTACAAGCCATATGGCGTAGAAGTTCCAAGCACAGCGACACCAGCCACAAGTGCTCCGGCACAAGCGGCGGCTCCAGTAGCACCAGCGGCTCCAGTAGCACCAACGGCGTCACCTGCTCCAGTAGTAGAAACACCGGCTCCAGTTGTAACTGCTCCAGTAGTAGAAACAGCGGCACCGGCGGCACCTACACCCGAAGTAGACAAAGGAAAGCAATCAGCAGATGACATCTTACAGATGATTCGTAATAGAAGCAACGGTTAAGGAGATACATCATGCAAAAACCTTTTGACCTAAGTAAGTTCCGTACTGGTATCACTAAAAGTATTAGTGGTATTAGTGCAGGATTCCACGATCCACAGGATTGGATTAGCACAGGCAACTACACACTAAACTACTTAATCAGTAGTGACTTTAATAAAGGAATTCCGTTAGGAAAGGTTAGTGTGTTTGCAGGTGAATCCGGTTCTGGTAAATCGTTTATATGTTCAGGCAATATTGTAAAGAACGCTCAAGATATGGGCTGTCAGGTAGTATTGTTTGATTCAGAAAACGCACTCGACGAAGATTGGCTACAAGCACTTGACGTTGATACATCACCAGAAAAACTATTAAAGATCAGTGTTAGCATGATTGACGATGTTGCAAAAGCAATTAGTGAATTTGTTAAAGACTATAAAGCACACTACAGCGATCTCCCCTATGAAGAAATGCCTAAGTTAGCATTTGTTGTAGATAGTTTAGGAATGTTATTAACACCAACTGACGTAGCACAATTTGAAAAAGGTGACATGAAAGGTGACATGGGTAGAAAGCCTAAGGCATTAACAGCCTTGGTTAGAAACACTGTTAACCAGATTGCACCTTTTCCGATTGCCTTAATTGCTACTAACCACACTTATGCATCACAGGACATGTTTGACCCAGATGATAAAATAAGTGGTGGTCAAGGCTTTATCTATGCAAGTAGTATTGTTGTTGCTATGAGAAAACTTAAATTAAAAGAAGATCTCGATGGTAATAAAGTATCTACAGTGCAAGGTATTAGAGCGGCATGTAAGGTAGTTAAGTCACGTTACGCAAAACCTTTCGAAGGTGTGCAAATCAAGATTCCTTATGAGACAGGCATGGACCCATATAGTGGCCTATTAGAAATGCTTGAAACAAGAGGCATTGTTGATAAAGTTGGTAACAAACTCTCTTATGTCTCACCAGTAACAGGTGAAGAGATCAAAGAGTTCAGAAAAGGCTGGTCCGGAGATAAACTCCAGATAATTATAGATGAGTGGAGTCAAAATCCTAAAGCAACAGGTGTCGAACAAGACCTTGATGTTGGCGATGTTGACCCTGACGAATTTGATAACATAGAGGAGTTGATGGATGAGTCCTGAGATAGCATTACTTAGTGAGACATGGGAACTTGTAAAAACCCATGTCAACTCTAAAGATCGTTTACACGTAGCAGAGACTATGTTAAGATTGTTTGAAGAGAATATTGATATCCAGGATATTGATATTTACAAAAACGAATTTGACAAAGTTATGAAAACAGCAATCGTTACTTATTTTGACGAAGGTGTTGATGACGAGGATGATGACGACGAGTACGAGTATTAAAAATGAGTACTTGGTATAATAAAGTAGTTGGTAATTTAGGTGAGATCGTTGATTCAGTAAATTACTTTGAAAACGAACTTGAGGAAGCCAAGTATGAAGTTGGGATAAGAGGCAGTCTGGAGAAATCCAGTTCTGCCTTACCCGGCATTACAGAACATCGTTTTAATCAGTTACAAGAGATTGAAGCAATCCTCGAACACTTAAACATAGAACTTCGCAAAGAACGTTCTAAAACATTCCGCAAGTATTTGGAAACATACAATAGACAACTGTCCAGCAGAGATGCTGAAAAGTATGTTGACGGTGAAGATAGTGTTATTGACCTAACGCATCTATGTAACCAATTCAGTCTATTGAGAAATAGGTACTTAGGTATTATGAAAGGCTTAGATGTCAAGCAATGGCAAATAGGACACATCACAAAACTTAGAACTGCTGGAATGGAAGATATTGTAATTCAATAAATAGGTTGACAAACTTTTCTAATTTGCTATAATAGTAGCATGGAACAAAATTATACAGAAGAACAAATAAGATCATTAGTTGGTGCGCCAACTCTTGAGGAAGAGCAAACCTGTGCATGTGGCGAGCAAATCACGGAATGTGATGAAGCATACGAACACATGACCAGTGGAGTTTAATAGGGGTCGAGAGACTCGGGTAAGGGACAGGATTACAAGTGATTACCAGTCCACAATTCGGTTACGACAGAGTAACGACAGTAATCCATCCCTCCAATTTATATTTGCTCCGTTCGTCTAATGGTTAGGACACTGGGTTTTCATCTCAGCAATAGGAGTTCGATCCTCCTACGGAGTACCATACTATAGTCTGATTTTTCCGGGTGCCCGGGGGTTTGTACAGACAGTAAACAACAATAACCAATAAATGCGAGGTCAACAGCTCTTGGACCTACATAAACTAAATAGAGCCAGAGTAGAAAGCAATGTGGGTGATTAGCTCAGTTTGGTAGAGCATCTCGTTTACACCGAGAGGGTCGGCAGTTCGAACCTGTCATCACCCACCATTTGTACATAACCGGTCCGGTAGTTAAACGGTTATAATTCCGCCCTGTCACG